CGTAGCTCTGAGGGATGGGAGGGCATGAATGCTGCCGCCTTCCGAGCCGCAATGATTAGCGCGTGTCGTCTGGTTGGATTCAAGATGACCCTTGCCAAGCTTTCCACATTCATCGAGGCAGACGGCTTTGATGTAAACGATGGAGTTCCTCTGGTTCGTGTCTATGGCGAGAGCCACACATACACGGCACACACAAGGAACGCAACAGGCGTGGTTGATGTGCGCTCACGTCCGATGTACCGTAACTGGGCAGCAAAGCTTCGTGTCCGCTACGACACTGATCAGTTCAAGATGGCTGACGTTTTAAATCTTGTATCCCGCTGTGGATTGCAAGTCGGAATTGGAGCAGGACGCCCTGACAGCAAAGCCTCTGCTGGCTGTGGGTTTGGTCTGTTCCAAGTGGTCCCGAGTGATCGGGAAAAGGAAGTGGTCTCAAAGTTTGGGATCAATTAACGCCGCAGGCTCGTCAAGTATGGGACAGGCTTGGATTGGCCCGTCCCGGCGCGGCAGGCTAGGCTCTTAGAGGAGCGTTTGGGCGCGATTCGTCATGGTAAGTTACGGCAACGCAGGCTAGGAGCGTTGAGTTTTGGACCGGTATGGCACGGAAGGGTACGGCAGGCTAGGAGAGTCCGAGTTAGGTGTGGCATGGCAAGGCAGGCTTGGCAATGTGTGGCTCGTTATGGCAAGGAACGGCACGGCAGGCTAGGGGAGGCTTAGCACGGCACGGCGTGGTGTGGTGCGGCAGGCGTGGCATGGCGGGGCAGGGCAAGGTTAAATACGGCAGGCGTGGCATGGCATGGCAGGGCGCAGCGAGGTTCGGCAGGCACGGATAGTTTTGTTTAGGACCGGAGCGGTAATGCAGGCAAGGCTAGGAGAGGTACGTCTTCGTTTGGCGTGGCGAGGCAGGCAAGGTTAGGCGAGGCACGGAAGGGCGAAGTATGGTGTGTTTGGGTTTGGCAGGCATGGCTCGACTAGGCATGTTGTGACAGGGCAATGCAGGCAATTTTTTAACTTAAGGAGAAAGACATGGAACAGGAACGCAAGTTGTTAACAAAGATGGCTCGTCAAAATGGCGGAGTCTTGAAGGTGGAAGATGTTTTAAACGAAGCCCGTGATGAGGGCAGCATCTTGCATAAACATTTCGAGTGGGATGACTCGGAGGCTGCACAGAAGTATCGATTGCAGCAAGCAAGGGCTTTGATTCAGAGGTGCAAGATCACATTGATTGATTCTGCCCCTGTTGAGATTAGAGCTTTTGTAAGCCTGCCGGTCGATCGTGAATCTGGTGGCGGGTACAGGCTCACCTCAGAGGTTATGAGCGATGCAAGGATGAAGGAAGAGATGCTGCGGGACATTCAACTGACCATCTCCCGATGGACTCAAAAGCTGCACCTTCTGGATCGAGACCTTGCAGATGCAATCATGGATCTTGATGCACGTTTAAATTCTCAAGTGTTGCTAGAGGCCCGGCAAGCATGAATGACCCGTTTGACTGGCGCAACTACAAGCCGCAGATCAGTTTAAAAGACTTTGAAACGTCAAGGCGCTCGTCTTATCAAGCCAGCAGGGTTGTCAATGAAAAGAGGAGGGGTGGCATTGAGCCATCCTCCCCTTACGCAGAGAGAACTGCCGCCCACCTTGCCACCAAGCCACAGAACATGACTGTGGAAATGCCGCAAATGAAGGTTTACCGAAAAAGGAGAAACAAGAAATGATCGTCCAAAAAAACATCCCCATTCCCAGCAAGTTCCCTTTCCCCGAAATGCAAGTTGGAGACAGCTTTGAAATTCCAAGTGGTGTTAATCGGAGCACTGTTGCAATTTCTGCCTCTCGTTACGGGAAAAAAAATGGAATGAAGTTCATTACCCGCAAGATGCCTGACGGCTCCATCAGGGTTTGGAGGACAGAATGAACATCGGTGACATCGTTCAGGTCAATCCTGACAAAGAAATGTTCGGTGCCTGCATGGTTGTGGTCACTGAGGTCAAGTCTTGGGGCATCCAAGGCTATGTCCAAAATGCTGGTGTAAACGGGCAGGCTTACATCCGTCTGAAGACAGAAGACTTTGAACACACTGGTGGCACTGCCGTGTGGATAGCAGGGGGCCACGATGACTGAACAACCCAAAGCCCTACGGCTGGCTGACGAATTGGAGATGTGGACGCAGGGGGAGCCTGCCGCAGTCGAACTGCGCCGCCAGCACAACGAGATTGAGCGCCTGACAAAACTCTGCGACGAACTTATTTGCAGGCTATCGGGCTTTCGAATGGCGGCAAGTATGCAAAAAAAGATTGATGAACTTAAGGAGAAGAACACATGACCCGCGACGACATCATCCGCATGGCGCGGGAGGCGGGTCTGCGCAGTGCTGTAATTCTGCATTTGTACGGCGGCAAGGAAGGTGCTTTGTGCGACTCCGAAATCGAGGAACTTGCGCAGATTGAACGCCTCTTCCACATGGCCCAAGCAGCCGAGCGCAACAAGGTGGCTCAGTGGATGATTGCCAAAGGCTACGCCACCGGCCACGGGGACACGGTTGAAGACCTGCTGCAAGAACTTGAGTGGCAGATTGCTGAGAATTGGACGAGGGGGATGGTCAATGGCGTGCAAGCCGAGCGCGAGGCGTGTGCAATGTTGTGTGAAGGGTACACAGATACCTCTGACGCAGACCATGAATCGCACGGATACGCCTGCGCCGCCGCCATCAGAGCAAGGGGGCAAGAATGACACCAGCAAAAATGTTTGATGGCGACCTTTGGATGCTTGCATCTGATGCAGTCGCGATGGCTGAGAACGCTTACAAAAAAGGGCAAACTGACGAGCGTGAGGCGTGTGCGAAGGTGTGTGAGGACAAAAACACTTTGTTGGCTTGGCCGACATACGCCGCCGCAATCCGAGCAAGGGGGCAAGCATGAAACGCGATCTGTACGACTTCATCACGCCGCCAGATACACCCAAGGAAGCACACACAACCATGTACTACTTCCCGCATCAACAAAAGAGTGGTCTGTGTCTTCAACCAACCGGGCCTGCGTTCAGAGAACTGCCATGCATGGTGGTTCACTACGACAAAGCATGGAACCTGCTGTTTACACGGTTTATTTTTAAAGATGGCACATGGAGGGATGAGAAATGAAAGAAGACATCATCAAGCTGGCGCGGCGGGCTGGGGCGCACGACAACGGATTTGAGGTTCGCTTCTTAGAACCACGATACCTTGAACGCTTCGCCGCCCTTGTCATTGCCAACAACCCACCGCAGTCATCAATGGCGTGGCAGGAAGGGTTTGAAGCAGGGCGGCTGGCCGAGCGCGAGGCGTGTGCGAAGGTGGCGTTTAACGCCAAGACCTACATTGAAGCCGCTGCCGCTATCCGCGCAAGGGGAGAGCCAGAGCAGGAGCCAGTTAAACGCACCGTTATGTATAGACCCGCAGACTTGGAAGCGCTTGGCCTGACGCATGAGGATGTTGTGAATCTGATCAAGGAGCAATCATGAAAGAAGACATCATCAAGATGGCGCAAGAGGCTGGCTGGGAGATGGGCGACGATCTGTCTGACGGTTTTGGTGTGAGGATTGAACGCTTCGCCGCCCTTGTCGCAGACCGCTGCGCTGAGATTGCATACGAAGCCGAGCCGTTTCATTCTGCGGACCTGATCCGCGAAGCATTTGGAGTGAAGAAATGAAATTCAGAAAGAAGCCCGTGGTCATTGAGGCCACGCAGTGGTTCAAGATGGGCGACCACCCTGCCGTCTGGATGGGACAACTCAGTGATCGTCCAAGGGTCGATACCCTTGAGGGGCCGATGTTTGTAACCCCCGGCGACTGGATCATCACCGGAGTCAAAGGCGAACACTACCCCTGCAAGCCGGACATTTTTGAAGCCACGTATGAAAGAGTGGAGAACAAATGACCCGCAAGTATTTCCCGTACACCGCACAAGAGTGGTGGTTGCAAGAGCGGGACAACCAGCTTGCGCTGGCCCAGCTTTATCACGACCGGCTGCACCCCGAACACTACAGAGTGTGGGAGTGCCTTTTCCTGTGGGCAACGCCCGACCTATGGAGAAACCCAGAATGATTGACGAAGATGTTTACTACTGCGTGGTGTGTGGCCGATGCATTGAGCGCAATGAGCATGGGGTGTTTGTTCATGACGATGTGCCGCACCCGCCCGACATGACGTTTGATGAAGAGGAGAAGCTCCAATGAACGACATCCACACCTGCCACTTTGGTTGCCAGCGTCCTGCCTGTGTGCTGAGGCAGAGGGACGAGTTGTGGCGCTACGTTGAGCCAATTTATCAGGCGGTCAACGAAGAGAACCCGCGAAACAGATTGACATTTAAACAAATCATGGAACTTGCTGTTGACGCGGTCAGGAAAAAGATGGATAAACGAACTTGTCCACCATGCAACAACCATTGCAATCAGGGTAGAGAATGCCCATCAAAGACGAAATGAACAACTGGGACTACGTCGCTGTTGCGGCTTGGATGATCATTTTCTGCTACTTGGTTGTAGAGATCTTTTTCTGGTGGGGCCAGTTCTACTGATGCCCAAAAAATTAATCCTGACTGATCGACAAGCACAAGCTTTAGATGCCATCGTAGAACTTGGTCAAACAGATCTTGTTGCCCGGAAGTTGGGACTTTCAACCAAAACCATTGAGACTTACGTCAGTCGGGCCATGATCACCAACAAATACCCAAACCGATTGACTCTCGCCATAGCCAGAGACAGGGAAAACCGAGCGGCCCAAGATGTACAGAAATCAAAAACTGCTTGAACTTGTCAGGCAGTTTCCTTGCCAGAACTGTGGTGCTCAGGATGGTACTATTGTGGCTGCCCACTCAAATCAATTGAGAGACGGCAAAGGACGAGGCATCAAAGCCCACGACTACCGGATCGCCGCCCTGTGCTTTAAATGCCACTCCGAACTTGATCAGGGTCGGGACTTGTCTAGACAAGAACGTTTAAATATGTGGGAAGAAGCCCACCGAAGTACGATGGGACTTCTGTTCGAGCGTGACCTTATGGCTGTGAAAACTTCTTGATCGTCTGAATGTTTCTCGATGTTTGAGATTCCATTCTGCTGATCGCCAGAAGCAGATTCTTCTTTGTCTCCGCACTAAACGGGGCAGATTGAATCTGAAGCTTCATGTCGCGGTAGTCCTTCATGTCGTTTTCAATGGAGTTGATGTACTCTTTTGAAGCCAGTAGCTTTCTATTCTCTATGGAGTACTTGGTGTACTCAGAGAAATTGTTGG